CTGCTATTCAAAAAACACAACTAGTTGGAGATGCATTTGGTCAATTATCAAGTATTGTTGGTCAAGAAACCGTAGCAGGAAAAGCATTCTCAGTCGCAAAAGCAACCATTGACACTTATACATCTGCGGTGTCCGCATATAACGCATTAGCGGGTATTCCTGTAATTGGTCCTGCGTTAGCGGCAATTGCGGCAGGAGCAGCGGTCGCATCAGGTCTTGCGACAGTAAAGAAAATTGTATCAGTTCAAGTTCCAAATGCTCCTGGTGGAGGAGGTAATTTAACACAGACAACTCCATCAGCACCAGCAGAACGACCATCAGCAATAAATGTGTCAGCGGCACCAATCAAGTTTGCGGTAGGTGGATTGGTAAGGGGACCAGGAACAGAGACATCAGATTCAATCCCCGCTATGTTGAGTGATGGAGAGTTTGTTGTAAATGCTCGTTCAACAAGATTATTCCAACCGATATTATCCGCAATAAATGCTTCGGCAGATCTACCAGGTTTTGCTATGGGAGGATTGGTTGATACGAATAGAGACAGACCAGCAAGAGACAATACAGATACAATTGCTGAGGCAATAAATGTCGCATTCAGAGACCAACCGATCAGAACTTATGTGACCGCAGGAGAGATTTCCAACGAGCAACAATTCGATAGAATCATTAAATCCCGTTCTTTAATATAAGAATGGTAATTTTATACATATTAGATATTTATAGGTAATGAATACAGTTAAAATCATTGAGTTATTTATTGATGAGGAATATGAAGAGGCAGGTATTGAAGCCATATCTCTTGTATCCAATCCCGCACATGATGAAAAATGGTTGGCATTTAATAAAGATAAATGCTCTTGTGGGTCTCATAAAATGGAAGAACAAGAGATTGACGAATACAGCCCTTACACAGTTGTAGCAGATGATTTTTGTAGTCATAATCCATTATTTGCGACACTTGGGGAACCAAATGGAACACTTGAAAAAGATGGTTGGGAGATTGTAAGAATTGAAAAGATAACTCCACAGGTGGTTCATAAAATGAACCAACAGAAGTTTTCAGACCCCAATGCTCCATCGGATTTAGACACAGACAATTACAGAGTTAGATTTAAGTATGTTGGTCCAAGAGACAGCAAAAACAGACAATTCTGTGCTAGTATGTTATCATTCAATAGAATATATCGTGAAGAAGACATTTCACAACTTTCTAATCCTCAGTTTGGTGTATATGACATATTTTTATATCGTGGTTCTTACAACTGCCGTCATACTTGGGTCAAATTGATTTACAAAAAAGAAGGCACAATTATCAATTCAGGTTCATCACAAAGAGGACTTGAAGAAACAGAAGCACAGTCAGCAACAGCACAACCTGATACAAGACCTGAGGCTACAATCAATTCACCAAACCCATCAAAACAATGGAAGCCAAGAATGCCAAGGACTGGTCCTAACTTGTTTGCTGAAATTGGACCAAGAGGAGGTATTAAAGAATCAGATAAAGCACCAAAGTCCGATACACCTAATCCTGAACCAAAGGGAGAAGGAACTGCCAAGGGTGATGCGTCAGGTAAGAGAGGAGCAAAGGTATCTGCGGAACAAGAAAAAACCTTACAGAAGAAGGTTGATGACTTTAATGAAAAAGATAGTAATACCAAGAATGGTAGAGCAACATTAGGAGCGTTGAAGTCAGTATTCCAAAGAGGTCTTGGAGCCTATAATGTATCACACTCACCAGAGGTAAAATCATCAGAACAATGGGCGTTCGCACGAGTAAATGCGTTTTTGTATCTATTGAAAAATGGAAGACCTGAAAATAAAAAATATACAACAGATTACGACCTATTACCAAAAGACCATCCAAAGTATAATATGAGTGAATCTGACCCTTGTTGGGAAGGATACGAACAAATAGGAACAAAGATATTAGATGGTAAAGAAGTCCCTAACTGTGTTCCTATCAAGATGACAGAAGATGACTTCGCAGAATCAATCTCTGACTATCCTGAGGGGATTAAAGATGCCGCAGCAAGGGCTGTCAAATGGGCAGATGAGAATGGTTGGGGTTCTTGTGGAACTCAGGTTGGAAAAACAAGAGCATCACAGTTAGCCAAGGGAGAACCTATTTCAGTTGATACTGTGAAACGCATGTATTCATATTTGTCCCGACATAAAGTAGATTTACAATCATCTAAATCTTATGATGATGGCTGCGGAAAGTTGATGTATGATAGTTGGGGAGGAGAAGCCGCTTTAACTTGGTCAGAAAGAAAATTAAAGCAATTGGAGAATATGAAAATGGTATTCTCAGTTGTAGATGAAGACAAAAAAATCATTGTTGGAGCCGCTATGGTTCCAAATAAGATGATACATAGATATGATGATTTGGGAAATCTATATTATGTATTTTTCTCAAAGGAGTCAATAAAGAAGATGGCTGACAAGTTCTTAAAAGAACGACGCACAGACCAAACCTCCATAGAGCACAATGGTTTAATATTAGGTAGTGATAAAGTTTATATTACTGAATCATGGGTATCTGAGGACGAAGTATATGATAAATCAAGTAAATACGGATTCTCATTACCTGCTGGAACATGGTTTGTTTCAATGAAGGTAAATTGTGATAAAGTATGGAAATTGATAAAAGAAAAAGCCCTTACAGGCTATTCTGTGGAGGGTCTATTCGCAGAAAAATCAGTTTTCTCAAAAGAAGACAAACAAATAAACCAAATAAAACAATTACTTAAATCAATAAAAGATTATGACAAGTAAAGAAGCGATTAAAAGAATAATGAATGTTCTATCCTTCACCAGTCAAAAGTTTTATGAGTCAAAAACCGAACAAGGTGTGGCTATGAAAATGGAAGATGAGTTAGAGGTAGGAAAAGTTCTTTATGTTGTAACTGACGAAGGTATGATTCCTGCTCCAAGTGGTACTCACAAAATGGAGGACGGCACTGAAATCGAAGTTGATGAAATGGGTTCTGTTTCTAAAATCAAAATGGGTGATTACACCTATGAAACTGAGGATGAAAAATCTGAGGAGAAAAAAGAAAAAGAAGGCATCATCGATGAAGAAATGGCTGAATCCAAAGAAATGGAAATCCAAATGGAAGATGGAGACATCAAACTAAAAGACGGAGGAGTTCTTAGATTAGCAAGCGATTCTATGGAGTCTGGCGTGTTAGTTAAAAAAGTTAGTTATGATGGTACTTTATCAGCAATCTCTGATGGTACTTATGAAACAAGTGGAGGTAAGATGTTGAATATTGTTGGAGGTCAAATTCAAGGCGTTCAATCAAAAGCAGCATCAGAAGCCAGAGGTGGTAAGTTCGTAGAGGCAAAAACTGCTGAGGGTGCTATTGTTGATTCCCCAACTTATGATGTTGGAGAACCAATAGAATTAGTAAAAGAAGATGGTGAAAAGGTTAAAGCACCAGATGGAGAACACCAAGTGATGTTGAAGGATTCCGAAGGAAAAGAAGTCAAAATCAGAGTTATGGTGAAGGACGGAATGATTGTAGAGAGAGAAAATGTAGAAGAGAAGGCTGATGATTTTTCAGCACTTGCAGAAGCATTCGCTACAACAATCAAGCGTTTGGAAAACAAACTTGATGAGATGGCTAAAAAGAATGAGGTTCTTGAAGCAAAGTTTAGAAAATTCTCCAACGAACCAGCAGGTTCAAGAGTATTAAAAAATCAACCAATAAACAACGATTCTGTTTCCTCCACTTATAGTAAAGTAGAAGGATTTAGAAAGTTACGAGAGAGTATGTCTCGATAATTAAATAAAAATAAAATAAAAAATAAGATGAAAAAAAATCTTTCAAAATTGAATTTCAGTTATGATTTGGGTGGTCTATCAACCTATGTAGATCAGTTAAATGCTGACATCATTTCAGAAGCGGTATTGTCCCCTGTAACAATGGATTATGTGAATGTCCAAGTTGGTATCAAAGGAACAATGAATGTCAATTTGCTTTCTGAAACCCTTTCTGTTCAAACAGGAACAACTTGCGGATGGAACAACGCAGGAACAGTAGAATTTACAACTGCTCCAATCACAGTTCAAGCATTAAAAGTAAATCAATCACTTTGCTTACAGGAACTCAACACATTATGGTTGGGTCAGTATTTGAACGCTGGTTCTTATAACGAACAAGCACCATTTGAACAGGCTATAATCGACCTTCAAACAAGACAAATCAAGAGATACAACGAAGACCTATTGTGGAATGCTACATCAGGAACTTCAACATTCTCTGGTTTTAGACAACTTTTGTCAGGAACTACTGGTGTTGTAGCATTGACAGGTCAAACTGCATTATGTTCTGTAACAGGTTCTTCTGCTGTTGAAAAAGCAAACTCTGTTTTGGCTCAGGTTGATAACTTGATTAACGCTATGGATAGAAACATTTATTCTCGCGAGGACATCGTAATATTCATGAGCGAACAACAGTTTAAGTGTTACTTGACTGCTGTTAGAAATGTGAATAACTTCTACATTGACTCATCTGTAAATAAATTAGGTTCTGTTCATACAATCTTCCACCCACAAACTAATTACAGAGTGGTAGGAGTTCCAGGTTTGAATGGTTCTAACCTAATCGTATTAGGTCCTCAACAGTATTTCTTAGTAGGAACTGACTTAGTTTCTGATGAAGATTCTTACAGAGCGTGGTGGTCGCAAGATTTTCAGGAGGTAAGAATGATGGTTGCATGGAAATTAGGAACTGCAATAGCGTTTCCACAATTTTTTGTAACGAACGGTTTATCATAAACCAAATATTATTTGGGGGGGTAATTCCCCCCAATTATAAAAATAAACAGAAAAATATAACTATACATATAATGGCTTGTAATTTAACTAGCGGAATTTTATTGGGATGTAGGGATAATACAGGGGGACTTTCAACTTTGTGGATCACAGATTACACAAATGTGACTTCTCTAACTCAAAACTCAGGAGATACTATTACCGCAATATCAGGAACAGGAACATTTT